TTAGCTGCGAATACGAGATTCGTTACCGCACAGATGTTGACGATTTAACCCAATAAGCAGTCAGAGCTACGCTAAACCTAACCACCCTCTCCACTTACCATGTTGGATGAACACAGTGGTCATGGCGGGAGTTACCTCCTTGATCCTGAAACAGGCGTACGCACTCTGATTCAGCGGACGCTTCCACCACAACCATCAAAGGAAAGTTCCGATGGCACTGCTACTACGCAAACGCCTGATCGCGATCGAGACGGAGTCAACGTACGGGACGGATCCGACCGTGTCAGGAGCCGACGCCGTTCTAGTGAGGGATCTGACGATCACTCCTCAGAGCAGTGATGTTGTCAGTCGCGACCTAATTCGTCCCTATTACGGCGCTTCCCAGCAGCTGCTGGCAAACACTCGCGTCGAATGCACTTTTAGTGTTGAGCTTGCAGGCTCTGGCACTGCAGGTACTGCACCTGCATATGGCAAGGCTCTCAAGGCGTGTGGTCTGGCTGAGACTATTGCTGCAAACACTTCTGTCACCTACGACCCAGTCAGCTCCAGCTTCTCCTCAGTCACCATCCACTACAACATCGATGGTGTCCGTCATAAGGTCACTGGCTGCAGGGGGAATGTAGCGATCAACGCTGCTGTTGGAGAAATTCCAACCCTGGAGTTCAGCTTCACTGGCATTTACAACGCTCCTGACGACACGGCACTCCTGACTCCGACTTATGCGAATCAGGACGATCCTTTGATCTTCAAGAACGGCAACACCAGCAGCTTCCAGTTGCTGTCTTACGCCGGTGCTCTGCAGAGTTTCTCGTTTGATCTGGGTAACTCCCTTACCTATCGCGAGCTAGTTGGTGGCTCAAAAGAGGTGCTCATCACCGATCGTGCGGCTAACGGTTCTGTCTCCATCGAGGCAGTGACGATGGCAACGAAGGACTACTTCGCTGCTGCTGTTGATGACGATGTTGCTTTGGGCAACCTGCAGTTCACTCATGGCAGCACTGCTGGCAACATTGTTCAGTTCACCTCAAGCAAGGTGGACATTGGCGACGTTGCTTACGGCGATTCTGATGGCATCGCAATGCTGGAGATTCCTTACACCTGCGTGCCGGACTCTGCTGCCAACACTGAGTTTGACCTGATCTTCACTTAAGCTTTTAAACAGCTGCATCGAGAGGGAGCCTTTGCGGGCTCCCTTTTTTTGTGTATGCTGAGCCAGCTTATTTGATTTATCTGATGGCTTTTGTTCGTAAGAAGGTAAAAACCTTCAAGTGGCCTGTTGAAGTGCAGGAACCCAGCGACACCAAGCCCGGCAAGTTTGAAAAGTCTGAGTTCACGGCAATCTTCAAGCGAGTGAAGATGTCTGAGCTGGAGGGCGTGAGTGAGTCAGAGGGCGTGTCTCTGCTCAAGAAAGTTCTTGTTGGTTGGGAGGGGATTAAGGATGAGGACGGTGACGAAATTAAGTTCTCCGAGGCTGAGCTTGATGATTTCGCTGATGACGTGGATTGGCTGAAAGCAGTGCTTGCTGCTTACACCAAGACCTACGGCGAGGCGCAAGCGGGAAACTAAGAGAGGCTGCGGTCTATTGGGCTTCTGGCGGCAAGATCATCGAGGACAAAACTCAGGATGACGCTGCCGCCTTTGGCATAGAACTGCCAGCGCCAAAAAAAGAAGAGTCAGAGGACTTTGAGGTTTGGGATGAGAACTGGGACATCGTCACGATGTTCTTGCGCATGCAGACCCAGTGGACCGTCAGCATGTCTGGGTATGTGGGTTTGCGATATGACGTACTGCTGGTTTCCGGGGGGCTTTTTGACCTTTATGATGTGGAGAACCGTCGCGAAGTGCTAGAGGGCCTCC